ATGTCGAACGCACAGAAGATGTTGCTCGCACTGAGGAAGTTGTCAGAGAGCCTGAGCCAGTGGCTACGGTGGCTCCCGTAGAGCCTGCCCCTGAGCCACAGCCCGAACCTACACCTGAACCAACCCCAGAACCCACGCCAGAACCAGAGCCTACTCCAGAACGCCCTGAGAAGCCCGTAGAGACTCCGAAGCCCGTAGAAAGCCCGACACCTAGCCCTGAGCCTTCTGAGACTCCTACGAGCCTTCCAGAGCCTCAAATTCCAACCGAACCTGCTCCAGAACCTCAGCCTGAACCTGTTGGCGTAATGGTTACAATTCAGGCTATTCAAGAACTAACCGATTTTGTAGCAACTGCTGGGTTGGACATGACTCCAGAAAAAAGAGAGCAAGCCCAAGGGGTGATTATTCCATCTGTGATTGTGGCGCAGGTGGCAGCACTAGCAATTAGGAAAATAAATTGAAATTCATAAAAGCACTAATAAATGACATCATTGACCAAGCCTGGACCTTGGTTGCCTTGATGATTGGTTACATTGTTTTAGACGGATCAGCAAGAACTCTGACAGGCTACTTGATTATTGGAACATTGCTATTTTGGATAGCTACTTTTCCATTACGCTACGAAAAGCCTAAAGACTAATTCTTTTTCAAGTTACATAGCCCGTGCGCTGGCTTGATGTTGTCTAATGTGTCTGAGCCGCCATCTGCAATTCTTATTACATGCTCTAAATGCAAACCATTTTTCCAGCCAGCTTTGCCTGGTTGTCTTGGTGCGTCTAGGTCAATAGCTAGTCCGCAAAGGTGGCAGTTGGTTCCCCACTTATCAAATATTTGCTGTTCGGTTAGTTTTTGAAATGCCACCTGCTTCAGTCGAGCGCGTCTAGCTCGAGCGTCATCCCTAGGTTTATTGGGATTATTTGCCCTATGCCTTTTGTTTATTTCTTTGACCTTTTCAGGGTTTGCTTCTCGCCATTTTCTAGCTTTCTCGTTAGACTTTTCAGGATATTTGCTACGCCATTTTTTTGCGCCTCTGGCCCTTTTTTCTTTTAGTTTGTCTGGGTTCTTTGACCAATAGTTATCACTGTAGCTTTTAACTTTTTCTGGGTTTTCTTTTTTCCATTTTTTCTGATACTCAATAGACTTATCGGTTTTAGACCAATTACGAAAAGCGAGGTTTGAACATGATTTACAAATCGTTTTATAGCCATCTTTAGTATCAGATCTTTTGCCAAAATCCGAAATGTCTTTAGTTTGATTGCACTTGGAACATGTTTTAGTCATAGCTGAATCTAACATAAATAGACCTATTATTGTCCAAATACATAAATTTCAAATGTTAGAATTTATTTAGGGAGAGGGCCAGAATCTTAGAAAGAGCTTCCCTATGTGGCTAGACATCGCACGCAGAACCATCGCAGTAATCATCCTCAAGGTCACAGGAATCTTTGTCGGTGGTTCGGTTATCGGACTTGAAGTTATGCAGGCTGTAGCCATGGCTGCTTTTGCTGGAGTTATAGATGTTGCTCAGGAGCTTTCAAGAGCTTACCTAGCAGACGGCGAAATTGACCCAGAAGAAATAAACAAGACCTTTGGCAAGATTGGCAGCAAAGAAGTCAAGAAGGACTAACTTCTTCTTCTCTCGCTATCTGTAGTTCCACCCCAGATACCGTGCATACCCGCTGACACGGCATAGTCAAGACATCTAATCTTTACTGGGCATACCGAGCAAATAGCCTTAGCCTCATTTGCGACAAGTTTTCGGTCATGGGGGCTACCCACAAGATCATCTGGAAAAAACAGATTTGGGTCTACAGCGCACCCCACTCCGCCTGGCACATCTCTAATAGCTTCTTGAAGCTCTATGTATTTGCGTTCTAATTGTCGGTGGGTAAGCATAGATTTACATTACAGATAAAACCCGCTAATGTGAAATCCCACACCGAGTAGATGTGGGATTCAGACCAAATGAAAGAGAGGGAAACACTTGGCCTTACTAAAGCTACCAAGCGTAATAAACGAGATACAGGATGCCGTACTCCTAGGAGACTTTGAGAACGGCTCTCCAGAGTGGCACGAGCTACGAAACGAAGCTGGCGCTATCGGCGGTTCCGACATCGGAGCAATCGCAGGACTGTCTCAATGGGAAAGCCCGTACACCAAATGGGCAAAGAAGACAAAACAAATCCCAGATGACTTTGAGCCAAATATGTCAATGCGACTCGGCACAAAGCTAGAAGCACCAATCCTAGAAATCTTTGCTGAGGAACATCCTGAGCTAGAAATCTACACAACAGGAACATGGGCAAACAAAGAAGAACCTTGGATGCGAGCAAACCCAGATGGGCTTTACGCAGACCAAACAGGTGAGTTTGGAATTGTAGAAGTCAAGTTCAGTCGTGACTACTGGACACAAGTTCCGCAGTCCTACCGCGCACAAGTTCTTTGGTACATGCGAGTATTCGGTATTCGCAAAGCAAAGCTTGTCGCATTAGCTGGCTCTAGCTATCAAGAGTTTGACATCGAGTGGGATCAGTTTGAGGCAGACGCTTTGTTTGCTGCTGCAATTCGGTTCCGCAACCATGTCATCCAAGAGCGAGCGCCACAGTGGGATGGTTCGCTGTCTACGCTAGAGACCGTCAAGAAACTCAACCCAAACATTGAGGATGGCGAAGTAGACCTAGACGATTTAGGTCAGCACTACTTCAACAAACTTGACGATTTTGAGCGTGTTGAAAAAGAACTAAACGAACTAAAGAGTAGAGTCCTATCAGCCATGGAAGGTAAAAAGCGTGGCTTGGTATACGGCGAACACATGATTAGCCTTCGGGCAAGGGGCGCAGGACTACCGTACATACATCACGAGAAGGGTAAAAAATAATGGCACATTTCAATCTCAACGAATATCAGACCGTACAAGAACGCATAGATTTGTTCTGGTCTCGGTATGAACAGGGGCGCTTCAAGCTGGACATTGTTAGCATGACCGACAACCAGGTTGTTATCAAAGCTTCGGTTTGGAAGAACAAAGCTGATAAGCACCCAGATACGGTGGACTTTGCTGAGGAGCGCATTGGCACTTCTCCAGTAAACAAAATCAGCCATGTTGAGAACTGCGCCACATCTGCTTTGGGTCGAGCCATCTCAGCCCTAGGTAACGAGTTCAGTCCAAAAGGCAAAAGGCCATCTCGTGAAGAAATGGCAAAGGTAGAGCGCTCGCAAAAGCCTGTACCTGCTAAGGACTGGTTAGTAATGGCTGAGTCAATGGGCGATGACATTGACGGTCTTAGACTGTTATACAGCGAAGCCAAAACTGCAAACGCGCCAAAAGAAACCCTAGATAGGATTGCCGAAATTGCCAATGGATCATCTGGAACTGAACATTCTGATAGCAAGCTTGATAGAAACACAGGAGTCCTTGAATGAGCAAATGGCTAAGGGCAACTACGACACTGTGGACCACATGTGGAAGCTTCAAAGGGAAAGAGGAGAGAGGCTAAAAAATGGAAATTATTTCACCAGGACACATCATTCAGGAACTCCAGAGGCTAACAGCGGAGATGGACAAGGGCAGTAACGCCCTTTACGATGCTGAGTGCAAGCTGGCGGATGCCGATGCTGCCTACGACAAGGCTGTTTCACTAGCCTTCATAAACAACCAAGGCACGGTGGCAGATCGTCAAGCCGTGGCTAAGTTGCAGTCAGTAGAGGCAAAACTACAGGCTGACCTAGCTAGAGCCGAGTTCAACAGGGTCAAAGTCAAGATGAAAACCCTGTCAGACCAGGCAACCATGATGGCTGTTATGTCTAAGAATGTCGAGCTTCAGTGGAGAACACCCTAGCTGGTAGCCTTGAACGGTGATTGCTGAAACCTGCTCGTGCGGGGCAAAGTTCAAGACAAATGAGCCTGAGCCTGTCAAATTAGTCCGTGAATGGCGGAAGAATCACACCTGCGCTGAGCAAGACATCGCAGACACACCTACCAGCGGTTTAGCAGACACACAGCTTGCAATGGGATTCCAACCAGGTGAAATGCCAGCAAAAAAGCATGACCCTTGGGAAGATTATGAATAAAAAATCTTTCCAAAAGTATATAAACCGAGATGAGGGAATTTGTTGCCATTGTGGAACAGATGACGATACTCTTGTCCCGCAGCACAGACTCGGTAGGGGAATGGGTGGCTCAAAAGAAAGGGATGTTCCATCAAACATTATTCTGATTTGCTCTAGGGCAAACGGACAGCTAGAGTCAAATGCAACCTTCGCACAGATGGGCAGAGATTTCGGTTGGAAACTGATTCAAGGTCAGGACCCCAAAAAAGTTCCTGTATGGTTGGCAGATGGCTGGTACTTACTTGATGATGAGTTTGGAAAGAAAAGAGTAAACCCGCACATAGAAGCGGACTAGAAAGAGGGAAAAGAGAGATGAGCATTGAAGCAGTTGCTACTGTTCTAAATCACAGCAAAGCCAAGGGGCGTGCGAAGCTTGTCCTAATTGGAATTGCTAATCACCTTGGAGACCAGGGTGCTTGGCCTTCAATCAGCACCCTAGCTCGATACGCTAACGCGTCAGAACGCTCGGTCAAGCGAGACCTACAAGAGCTTATGATTCTAGGTGAGCTGCAAGTGGACCTTCAGTCTGCTCCAAGTCACGGTCAATACAAAACCAATCTTTACTGGATCACAATTCAGCCAGGGGTGACAGGTGAGGTAAGCAGGGGTGACAGCTCAGGTAAATCAGGGGTGACACCTGTTGGCACGCAAAACATCAATATTAACCATAAAGAACCAAAGAGATACGCAACAAAAATTCCAGATGACTTTTGGCCTACAAAAGAGCTTTTAGATTGGCAGGGTGAACACTTCCCAGAAGTGGATTGGAAACTTGAAACACACAAATTTATTGACTACTGGAACTCGGTCAGCGGGAGCAAAGGCAACAAGACAGACTGGCAAGCCACCTGGCGCAACTGGATACGAAACAACAAGAAACCAAAGCGAGCCAGCCGAGAAGAAGAAAATAAGAAAGCAATGAGGGAGTTTCTAAAAAATGCAAAAGACTGAGACAGCAGAACTAATTGAGTTTCTAAGCCTTGTAGACGGGCGCAAAATCTCTGGTGAAAAGATTATGGCTTGGCACGAAGTCCTAGGCTTCTTGGACTATCCTGTGGCTAAACAGGCAGTCATTGAAGCTCAGCGAGACAGCGCTATTCAGTACATCGAGCCAAAGCACATCTTGGGGAAGGCAAAGTCAATTCAAGATCGCAAGAAGTCAGAAGAACAAAGAGCTGAGCAGTTCAAAGAGAAGCCTCTGACATTCGGTTCTCGTATGCCTAAGTGTCATCACGGCATAGGGCTGTTGCTCTGCGACCCGTGTTGCAAAACAGCTGCTCAACAAGCTGGATTGCTAAAGTAGGTGTGTGGATGAGAACAAAGCTATCTGTTCGCGTTGTGGTTCAACTTGGACCGTCAATGCTCAGAAGCGCGAGCGCACTGACCTTCGGTGCTTCTCCTGCCGTATGCGAAAGTCGCTGGTTATCAAGTACGGTAGCCAGAAGTGCGTCACCTGGCAGGGTGAGTACGACCTAGAGACGCTTACCGTTCCATACTTTGAAGGACACCCAGTATTGCCAGGATTACGCAAGTGTGGTCATATAGACTGCGTAAATGCTGAGCATGTTATCCAAGCGGATAACTAAACTAGAAGAAAAGAGAGAAAGGCAGAGATGGCTTCCATCGAAGTAAAAGGGAAAATCGGCAGGATTTTCTATGAGAACAAAGGTCTTGAAATCATTGAGACTTACACCAACAAAGCTGGCAAAGAAGTAAACGCCTACTTTACCGTTTGGCTAAAGACACCAACCATTCTTTCGGTTGGCGATGAAGTCAAGGTAAGAGGACTTTACTCACACGAGATTTCCGAGTGGGATAACGAAGGCGAAACCAAGCGCAAGGTCAAGGTTTCCATCAATAACCCGCTAGTGACTGCATCTTCAGAAGGCTTTGCCCCGACACACGGAGACACACCCTTTTGAGAATCGTTCAATGGCTTCTCCCGTCATCTACTGGATTGCTTCTGCTAAACCTATCTAAGACAGCAGAAGGCTTCTGGAACATGGCGGGGGTTGCTGTTGGACTCTTTTACATCTGGGCTGGCCTCAGTGCCGCCTGGATGATCTATGTCAGAAACTAACTTCACTATCTCCGTGACTGGAGACCCAGCCTCACAAGGCTCGCACGCCATTATGAATGGGCGTATTGTTCAAGTCAATTCTAAAAAGCACAAGGCTTGGCGCACAGCCATTGTACAAGCGTGCATAGAATCTTTACCCGCAGACTGGATTCCACTTGACGAGCCAGTTGAGCTAATCGTGAATTTCTACATGTCAAAGCCAGCGTCAGTAAAACGCTCGTTGCCAAGTGTTGCACCCGATCTTGACAAGCTAATTCGGTCAGTTGGAGATGCTTTGGCTATTGGGGGTGTCTATGCCGATGACAGCCGTATAGTCCGTATTAGCGCTCGCAAGCTGTATGCACAAGGGATAGAACCAGGCGCAACTATTGAGGTCAGAGCTATCCGACACGCCGAAGAATAAAAATACCTAAATCTTGCTTTTTCTGTGATTTTTTGCTATTTTCATCTTGTTAGCTAAATAGCTGACATAAGGGAAAGAGGGAAAATGCCACAGGCAAGAAGGACTGATCCACAGACATCGCACGATGCTGCTAAGTCAGTAAAGGATGTAAGCAAAACCAAGAAGGCCATTCTGAGTCTTCTTCGCAAGCACCAGTCAGACATGCAACTGGTTGCAAACTATTCAAAACTAGCCAGACAAAACAAAGCACCGAGAGCCAGCGAGTCTGGGATTCGGTCACGCCGCGCTGAGCTAGTAAGGCTTGGACTCGTGAAAGACACGGGCAAGAGAGATAAATCGGCATCAAACCGTCAGATGATTGTTTGGGGAAGGAACTAATGCCAGCACACCCACCAATAGAGATTGACTTAGACATGAGCGACTTCAATCCGCACCAGTACAACCATGGAGTCGCACAAGCTGAGGGAATCGTAATCGGCAGAAGGCTGATGAAGGAAGAAGTGTTGCGATTGATAAACGCCGCATATCCGACTGCTACTAAGGCAACAAAGATTATTACGGACCTAATCGAAGGGATACAAATTGAGAAGGATTCTATCTTTCCTGTATCCGCTAGATAAGTTAGCTGCCTACAACCAGGGCAGACGCGATGAGCAGATGGCTGTTGAGTCGTTGCTTGACTCGTTTCGCCTCAGCCGTTGGCTAGATGTTGCTACCTGCAACATCATCCTTGACCACCTAAACCATATTGATCGCAGACCCAAGGGAGAACTATGAGCGACCTACAAGACATCATTGTAAACAGCTCCATCAAGGCTTTCAAGAACGGCTACCACTTTGGTAAGAAAGAAGAACTAAGCCGAGTTATTGGATTGCTAGAACAACACGAGCAGGAAACAAAGTGCGATTGCGAAGGGTGCAAGTCCTGGACTAACGCCTTTGAGTTCATCATTAGAGAGATAAAGGGAGAAATAAATGGATGAGGATTTTACAACTGAAACAAAGCTAGAGCTGGTAAGTATTGAGCTAGACAGCATCGCCCATGACTTACAAAAGATAGAAGACGGCTTGATTGCTATACAGAAGAAATACGGAAGGGACCCAAATGAGGCTATTCAATCTAGCTGAGGCAAACAAACAAGCCAAAGTCTACGCAAAAGGCTACGAGCGCGGAGCAAAAGAGATGGCGGAACACCTACGGGAAATGATTATCTACAACATACTCAATGATGCCGTGCTTAGTTTCTGCATGGGTACAGAAACAATAGAAAAGATTGTCCAGATTGTCGAGGAGTCCTGATGGCAAAGCACCTAGGGGTCAGAAGACGCTGGAATGTCTTTGAGTATCGCTACTACCAGCGCCGAGTCGTTGCCGTGTGGATCAAGATTAGAAGACTAATCAAAGCCAGGCTAAATCATGGATGAGCTAGAAAAAGCAATAAAGCTACTGGAAGACAAGAACCTAGTCTGGTCTGAGGATTTCGACACGATTCGGTTAGAATTGACACAGCTAATGAGAAAGGCTGCTGATGTCGAATACCATAGGCTTGAAGCGGAACTTGATGCTTTGGCGAAACAAGTAAGCAATGAAGGGAATAACAATGCTTGAAGGACTAACACCACCCAAAAAGGAACTGGCTTGCAAGGTAAGAACTTTGCTTGAATCGCTAGAAGCCAAGGATAGACAAATACTAGAGGCAGCTCTAACTAATGATGACTGGCCCACATTCACCCTTGCAACAGAGCTAAGAAAGCGTGGAATGACAATTAGCGAGCATCCGATTCGTAAACACAGAGCTGGCGGATGTAGCTGTGCTTGAAAATTTAGAGCCAACCCCTAAGATTACGGCCCCTAGGGATTGGCGGCCTGCGGTTGAGTTTGATGGCACGAACGGACTTGCCACCACTCCACCGACCACAGGAGACCAGCCAGACTTCACCCAGTTTCTAATAGACCAAGGCTTTGACCCTGAGAGAGTAG